TAATTATTAACTTTTAATATCAATAGCTTGTGTCGCACCAATTATTGATATTACGTGTTTTTACGGTACAGTTACGACACAATACTAAGTATTTACGGCACAGTTATGGCACACTTTATTACTGCTGTTTATCTAGTTCTTGCGTAACACCTACTGCCCATTGGTGACAGGTGTTGGCGTATCTTGCTGCATCATCAGCTTCCCTTGCCATTTCGACAAGAAGGTTGATACTCTCGTCTGAAAATCCGCTTGTGGTGGCTGTGCTTGCACACTGGCAGGAATTGTCGTGGTTGGGCATGGTGCTACCACGCTTACTGGCTGAGTGCTGCAACCGCTTAATGTCAGCAGCAAGCTTGATATTTTCAGCATGCGCATCATTAATTGCTTTTGCTTGGTTAGCATTATTCACCTCTATCTGTGTATTCAATTGGTCAAGTCTGTGTTCTTTAGCCATAGTAATTCTGGCTTGATTACTATATGCCTCATTCCATGCGGCGTGTAATGACGCAATTTCAGCATTAAGCCTTAACCCGTTTACATACCAACCAGCAAAGAAGCTAACAGCCATTGCCGCAATCGTTGAGTAAATCCACATCAGTATAGCCCTTCGTACTTTTTAGCACGGTCATACACCAGCTTCACATAACCACGGTTAATGTCGTATGGACTTTGACCATACCCCTTAAAGGGTTTACGGTTTTTGATGCTACTTAATTCCACGTTGCCAAACCATACATCAGGATTGCAGTTTGGTATTAAGCTGCACTTTAATCGCTCTTTGCGCAATCCACCAATACCACCATTGTAAGCCGATAGCGCCATTCGATAGTTATCATCTGGCGTTGCTGCACCCCTAATAGCACTACTCAAGTCATGCATGTATACAACTAATCCACGTAATTGATATCGTGGAGTGTATGGATTCTTAAAAGACCAATCACCGAACATATTTGGATGATTATTTTTAAGTTCTTCAATAGCATCAAAAGTAGCAGTCTTAGTGAATTGTGCTAAACCTGCACCAAATTCTCTATCTGTCTTTAAGGTAGCATTAACCTTCCATCCACTCTCTTGCTCTACTTGTCCAGCAAGTAAAGTAGGATTAGGATGGTCTTGCCAATATGTCACCTGCTCTTGTTTAAGAACAGGTAACAACGGCGTTGCTAAGTCAATGACCGACATGAATCAGTGCCGTCAAAGCTAGTGCAAAAGCACTAATCATAATTGACATGCCTAAGAACACTAAACCTTTATCTGCGCCTTCATTAATCAATCCTCCCATATCCACATACGGCATTAGGACTTTTCTAATGATATGCGTAAACCCAGCGATCAGTAGCACGATAGATAGGACACTTGCATACTCAATTAATAAGTCTAGGTTGATTAATCCTAATACCATCGCTGGTATTACAAGCAACCATAAATAACGAGCATCAAATTTCATACATTCCCCTTTTTAGCCGAAGTGCTTTACAATGAATTGAGATATAAAAGCCAAAACAACAGAGCCAACCGTTCCGTAAGTGATAACCTTTGTCTTAAATGTGGAGAAGTCGCTAGATTTTGTATCCAGCGAATCTATCCTAGAATGCGCACGCTCGATCTCTTCCATCATTCTATCGAGTCTGTTTAATACTTTTTCTTGTCTTAACTCGCTTTGATGAGCGCTATCGTTGCTTACTTGCATTGCTTCCACGAGTTTTTCTACTTGCTTCGTGAGCCTAAACACGTCAGAGCTTAATAATTTTAGGTCAACTTCAACCTGATCCACTGCGCTCTCCTAATAGGCCATTGAATTTCCGTTAAATGCTTTCATTAGAACGCAACTCCATCTAGTACCGCTTTAACTTCTGCATCTGTTGGAACAGTAGTTAATGTTTTTTGATATGCACGAAAAGTCTTCCAAATATTATCTGCATATACTAAGAATTGATTTGCAACAGCATTATATTGACTTGATGTGTTTACCGCATATTTAGTAAAAGCATCAATGCTTGGAAACTTCACACCATTTGCTAAATTATAGGCATCTATCTTGCTTTGAATGTAAGCAAATGTCATGTCTTCTAGGTGTGCGATTGCTTGCTCCCGTGTAATTGGAGTTGCTGGAGCATCTTCGTGTTCTGTTATATTTCCATCTATGTCAACTTCTATTCTCATTTTTTTATCCTTCGTACATTATGTTTATTGAACCAGCATCGAAAGTATCTGTACCGTTTCCAGTAGTAATTCTAATTGTTGTTAGGGGTTTTGATAATGATATACCCGCTGCACCAGTTTCCATAACTGTAGGAGCATCTTGTCTAACACATATACCATTAGAAACATATGTATTAGAACCAATGTTTGCTAATACACACATCCCAGTAAGAACTCCGTCAGCTGATGCAACTCTAGTAATAATTATGCCGCTGGTAGAAGATGTTCCAGTAGTAGATGAAGCTGAACCTCCAGATGTAACAACTCCTGAGACATACCCGCTAGTAGTAATTCCAGCGCTTGTACCAAGTTGTACAAAAAAATTACTTGTCCCATTTGTACTAACTCCATTAAACATGACTGTAATTCGCTTAACCCAAGCAGGTATTCCAGTAAAGTCAATAGAAGTTCCACTTGTACTTGCTACAGCAGTTCTTAATACCATTTTTCCATCTACATAAGCAGTAGTAGCTAATTGAGTATTATTTGTACCAGCGGCTGCCGTTGGCGCTGTTGGTGTACCAGTAAACACAGGCGAAGCCGTAACAAAAGCAGTTGTAGCCAACTGAGTTGTGCTTGTACCAGCTGCTGCCGTAGGGGCTGTAGGTGTGCCTGTTAACGCTGGGGATGCTAGAGGGGCTTTTGCCGCTAGAGCTTTGGTTATTGTTGTTGCAAAGTTCGGGTCATCCCCAAGCGCAGATGCAAGCTCGTTAAGTGTGTCCAATGCTGCTGGTGCAGATGCTATTAGCGCCGCGATTCGGGTCTCTAGTTCTGCGGCAGTGGTGTACTGTGGGTGCGGGTCTGCTGCTGCTATATGATTTGCCAACCCTGTATTTGCAGTATCGACTTGCTTTTTCAAGTAAGCTGTACGGTTTGCAAGCTGTTTACCCTGTAAGTTATCAATTCCGTTTAATCCGCCTTGAACTGGGTCGGTTTCTTCGAGTTGGTATATACCATCTTCCCACGTGGCGGTTTCTGGTAAAGTTGCCATTTTTCACTAAACTCCTGTTAAATTTTGGGCAACAGCGCCGCGAGCATTGTTTCCATCACGGAAAATCGCGCCGTTATGTCTGTTTGCAGCCTGTTGGTAATTAATCATTGCCAGCTGACAACGCGCTGGGGCTGTTAGCTTTAATGCAGTGAACAGCTTTTGCGCACGATCTATCGTAATAGGATTGTTCAACGTAATACGCCATTGCGCCCAGCTAACTGCTGTTTGCCCGTGGCTATTTAACCCATTTCGCGTAACAACACCGTTTCTGGTAAAATTATTAAAGTCTTCTTCAATCACCGCGTCGCCTTGATTGAAAATTGCCAACATGTTTCGAATGCTTTGTGGCGTTCCTTTCAACTGGTGATAGCTAACCGATGATTTAATCGCGTTGCGTTTCTGTTCGTCTGTTTCGCATAATTCCCAGATAGGTTCGTTGTAAATGCCGAAGTTTTGCGCAAGATACGGCAAGTAAGCCGATGGGCAAATATCAATAAGCATTGGCATTAGATTGACAACATTGACTTGTGTTTGTTGCTCAAACCACGTAACAAATGCGTTATATGTAGGATTACTGCTAACCGCTAAAGGTAGGTTATTCATAACGCGCCCACCGTGATTGTGCTTACATTGGGATAAGCTGATTGCCCAACAGCAATAAAGGCTGGGCTAGTGAGTTCAACGCGGCTAACCATGCCTGTCTTGTGGCAAGCGTCAATAATCTGGCTGGGGATAATGTCTTGACCTAACTTACGCCAACTGGCATTTAGAGCGGAAATTGCAGCCACACAAGCGGCTTTAGCATCGCTAAACAATACGCCAACTTTCGGGGTAATATTAGCAACCACGCTATACGTAACCGCATTGGCAGTTTGTACCAAAACGGTATCGCACAAGCTTCGCACTGAATCGCTTGTTACTGTTGCTGTTGCCAACAGTAAATCGTCAGAAGAAGTGGCGTCTGTTTCGCTTAGAATTGTGACTTGTACCGTGCCTGGTACTACCATAACAGCAGTTGCGTCGATAATCGTGCCGCTACTTGCTAGTGCGTGATACTTGTAATAGTCCGCTGTCCCACCTGCTGATAATGCCTTTAGGCTTAACGGGATACGCGCCCTGTAAGCATCATCGCTTTCACCATCTAAACGGTTGCAATTGACCAAACTGCCAAGGTTATCAAGTGATACGCCTTGTGCATACGCTAAAAAATTCTGATTCAAAGCATAATTTGTTTGGATATTAGCAAGCAACAAAGCGTATAACGCTGCGTTTAACGTCAATTGTTCGGTACTTGCTGGGGTGATAGTTACCCCTTTCGACGCTAGATAATCTGTTGCCTGTTGCAACAGAACAGACGCATTCTCAGTTACTGCTTGTGGCATGGTCATAACAGCTTCCAGCTTATGGTTACGATTAAACTGCTGCTATCAGTGCTAACAACTTCGGCTTTGATGAGGCTAACGCGCTTTTCCCATTTGCTGATCGCATCGGCAATAGCTGAAATAATACATAACTTTGCTTTCGGCAGTGGCTTATCTATGCAATCAATAAGGCGAGAGCCAAAATCAGGGCGTAAGCGGTCTTGTCCCTGTATCGTCGTGAGGATGTTGGTAATATTTTTGACGACACTCATCACCAGTTCACCGCCAGTTAAGGGTATGCTGGTTATTCCATTGTTGGCAAGAATGAATGTTTGGGTAATAGTGCTGCTCATGCTGTTAGTATCGCGTGAGCAAGGGGGTTGTGTATTTTAACCGATGTTAAAAAATGCTAATGCGGCGGACTGGTGTTACCGCCTCGGCTGTCAGTGTGCGTATGACCTTCAAATGATAATCCACCACTACCACTAATACCCCCTGCTGCACTGATTGCGCCAGATACGCTTGCATTACCACCAACGGTAGCGTTGCCGCTTGTGCTAAGGTTTCCGTTAATGCTCACATTGCCATTAACGGTGATATTGCCGTTGTGGGTACTTGTTGCGGTGATATTGATGGTTGAAGCCGTTACGTTAACCGTGCCGTTGGTTAATACGGTCATGGTATGAGTTTTGCGGTTATAAGCAACGTAAGCACCATCGCCAAATTTTTTTATAGTCGTATCTCCGTCTGTTGTTGGAACTGTGTCAACATTGCTATAAACTGCGCCGATAACAAAGCCTCGGTTTAGGTCTAGCTCTAATAAAATAACGACTTGTTCGCCAATGTCTGGTAAAGCGGCATGTTTGTCTAGTGCGGTTTTGGTTGCCAATACATTACACCAAGGGCTAACCATTCCATCATATTCAGGAAGCATAGCGCGGATTCTGTAGGTTGCTGGGTCTCGTTCCTTAACAATACCAATAACGCTGTTAATCATAATAACCACCCTTCCACGGATGTGATATAGCCGCTGCTTTTATCAATCGTATGATTTACCGTTTGCACTAAGCACGACGTGGCATTTTTACCCATGCCAACTAACGAAATGACGCGCCCAGCGGCAATAACAGGAATGCCAAAACAACGAAAGCTAATGCGCTTGCGGTCTCTATTTGCGCGAGCTAAATCGGCATTGGTTGCTGCTGCGTGGGTTTGTCTGGCAATTTCACGCTTAACGTTTTTTGTGGTTTGCGCGGCTTTTGTTGTGCCTGTCTGAATCACGCTGCCCTTTTCATCAACCGCATAAACAATCATCTCCTTGGTATTGGTATCGTGCTTTCTGCGTTCAACTTTTTTAACCGTTTCTACTAAATCGATATCGACGTCCCAGCTAATTAATACATCTTCTGGTATTGTGTAAAAGGGTTTCTGTGCCATTAAATCTGACATCGGAACACATGTGATCGTATTGTTATTCAGCTTTAGATTAAGGTCTGCATCGTCGCACAAGCGAATCAAAAAGTTAAGGTCGGTTTCGTTGTCTTGCGCTGTGTAGTCTAATGGGATGTCCTTAAAGCGCAAATCGGTTGTGAGTCCAGTACGGTTAGCAACGGCTTTGATGATGCTTTGTAAGCTTTGATTGTCCCAGCTTTGACTATTACGGGTGCGCAATTGTTTTTGATTGGGTGCAGCGTTTCCCGATAAGGTCACAACACTAGGCGAGCCTGTATATTTAATGCGGTCAATTTCAAAAGAGTTATTAATATCGACCAATGAACCCTCGTAACCGAAGGAAATATCTAAGGTTGCCCCTGTGTCTGGCAAGTTATCTCGCCAAAAGCCGCTAACATCCTCAAATGTGATGCTCACCGTGTCGCTTCTATCGCTGATATTGTCCTGATAGTCAAAGCTTATCAGGCTGTCAGTCAAGTCGCGCCCAGTGCTTTTGCCGTTATAGTTGATATTAAGCGCTGGTATGAGACTCATGTTAACCACCCTGGTTTTACCTGTGTCGTTGGTTGTGTTGTTTTATAAACAGGGACATTAACCGTTAATCCTGTTGGCAGCGTGTCGGTTAGCGGCAGGTTTGGATTAATGGCGACAATATCGCTTATCATGCCAACGTGACCGAAGTATTTAAAACTAATCAAGTCCAATCGGTCATCTTGGGTTGTGATGTGGTGGATGTAATAGGCAATCTCGTTCATATTCTCGCCACCGCTTTAGCAATGTTTTCCGAGTACCAAGGGCTAACGCTACTCATATATCCGTGTGCTGTTTGCATACTTCCTTCCATCGCCTGTATGCCCTGCTCGATATTGCTTGCGTTCATGGTTTTGGCGACGTTGCTAATATTAACCATTTCAATGCTTGATCTACTCATATTATTAACATACTTTAGGTCATCCGCTGATATTGCGCTCGTGTCAATACCAAGCGCATTTGCAGCTTTTACTGCGTCGTTCGCAAGCCCAGGCATTTGACCTAGCACCCGCGTCGGGTTGCCGCTCTTTAATGCTTTAGCGAAAGCAATACCGCGATTAACCGCGCTCATTGCTGTTCGCGCTGTGCTTAGGGCTTTTGCAATGGTCATGCCTTTGCCGTCATCGGTTAGCTTTAGTTTGTCGCCAATGGCATTGGCTGGGTGCGAAATATCGCCATTTGTTTCACCAATCGGCAGCGGAGGGCTTTCAGTCAGCGATACCGATACCGTCGCTTGTACCAAGTTGCCGTCCGTGGTCATTTGTGTGCTGGTGATACTAATGCTGTTACACACAAACCACCCCACATGTGTGCCGTTTGTTAGCACTAAACCGCCGCTTTTCTTGCTGGCTAACATACCTCTCAACTTGTCTATTTCCGCCTGTGGATTGCAAAAGCGAACATGAAACAACATATCAAGCTTATAGGTATCCGCACCAAAACCAGTAAACTGCAAAAGGGGTTTTTGTCCAATGCGTTCAAGGCTTGCATAATTCGCAGTCTGTTCCTGCGATACCCCACTGAAATATGTGATTAACCCAAATGTCACATCGCCAAAAAGACCAATCATTGTGCTGCGTACCCCGTGCGTGTTTTCTGTCTCATCATGGTTTTATAGCGTTGCTCGAACTCTGCTTGGCTGTAGTTTAACGCTTGCTTAACGCTGGTTACAGTTTGTTCACTCGTGCCAGCTGGTAAGGTGATATTTGGGCTAAAGTGGATTGTGTCTCCTCCACGTAACTGCGACGCACTGTTTTCTGATACCTTGCTGATTAAATCAGGTGAAGCAATGGGCTTCATCGGCTCAATGTGCGCTTGCATTGATTCTGGTAAAACAGAATTTAAGGCGTTGTTCGCATCAATAAAAAATGATGAGATCGCCTTAAACTTCTCATCAAGCCAATCAAAGAAACCAGTAAACACCGATTTGATTTTATCTACAAATTCTTGATAGCCTTTTACCGCGTCATCGAGCTTAAAATATACGAAAGCATACCACTTACCCAGTAAATCGGTTATATCGTTTGCTACAGAGCCTATTGCAATGCCAGCATTTTCGCCCCATATTTGCCAACTTAATGCGCTTCCATCAGTGGCGGTTTTAACGCCTGTAATTTTCCCTATTAAGTCAGATAATTTGCTACCAAAACCGTCAAACAAACTCATGACAGGCGAAAATCCAACCATGAACCCGTCGATAAATCCATCAACAAAATTGCTGATCTGTTCCCAATAATTAACGATAACCGCTAATGCCAGCGTCCAAGGGCTAAACAGATAACGCAATTTGTAAGCAAAGCCGATAATGCGAATTACCGCGCCACTGATAAGCATAAAGCTACCCAATAATGGCAGAACAACCGCACTTATCGCGGAAAACGCTGCGCCAAACCGAACTAAATCAGGATGAAGCTTAATAAAATTTGTTGCCTTTTCTTCTAGCCGCCCCATCCAAGCAACAGCGTTTTTAAGGTCGTCTGAAATACTCTCACCAATTGACGCTAAAATATTCGTAAACGTGCCAGTAACCGCATCCCATAAGTTTGTTAAAGTCGATAACATTCTATCAGTGCGCTCTTGCAAACTTGCCTGTTGTGCCAGTCTTTCCTTTTGTTCTTGCCAGCCTTTTACGCCTTTGAGCATGATTGCAGAAACAACCGCTTGCGCTTCGTTATTCTTCCCAACCAATGCCTCCATTACCTGCATTTTTTGAGTATCGTTTAAGCCGTTCATCTTATCGAACTGCGCAACCATGTTGTCAATGCCAGCAAAATTACCGTTGGTATTAGCAAAAGCCATCTTGCTTGTTTTGCCAAAAGAAGCCATTAGCGCATTTGCTTTTGCCACCTGCTTAACGTCCATGATCTCTTTTAGCGTTGCGCCAAACCCACTACCTGCCGTTTCGCCAGAGTTAAGTGCTGGAACTAAAATAGAAAAAAGTGCATTTACGCCTTTTGACGCTTCCAGACCCTGTAACCCAAATTGTTTTAATGCTGCGCCACCACGAGCGAAAGCATAGGTTATCTCAGTAGGGTCGATACCCATGTGCAAGGCGCGTTGCAATTGGTCGGTAAACTCAAGCATGTCATTGGCTGCAATGCCTGCGTTTTTTGAAAGCTTGGCAGTTAATTCTGCGGCAACAGGGTAATTAAGTTTAGCAACAACGCCAAGATATGCGGTTGCTTTACCTAGTCCATCTAACTGCGTTTGCGCATCAATACCTTGACGATTAAGAACCTCGAACATCTGGTAAAAATCAGAGGTTGTGCCAGGCAGTGCGTTGCCTAACTCAATCGCCAGCTTGTCAATGCCTGCAAATGTTTCTGATATTTTGCCTCCTGCTTGCATCATCGTTGATTGCAATGATGCTTGCGCTTGTTCTAACTCGGCAAAAGCAGAAATAACTGGCTTCGCTATTCCTCTTGAGATTCCGTAACCAGTAGCTACCGAAGCCGCACCAACACCAGCTAAAACAGCCGATGTTTTTCGCGTGACCTCTTGCAAACGCAACATATTGGCACTGACGTTACCAATAAGTTTGTTTAACCCGTTGCTCGCTAAATCTTTTAGCGTTAGCGTGATTCCTAGGCTCATTGAGGTCATTGCTACCGTTTCCTTATGGGCATAGCGGTTTTATGAGATGTTTTCAGAGATTAACTTTTCTTTTTTTAACTGTTCTGAAAGTCTATCAAGAATAAAAAGTGCTTCGGATATAGGCATTTCCATAATGTAATCCCATGATATGCGCCCATGCCGTGATAGCAAGAGCGCAATATCAATACTACCTAAGCAGTCATTTACTCTTGCGTTAGCGCGTTTCCCAATTCACCCACAAAACTTGCTGGCCAGTTGATAATATCTTCCGCCACGTATTGTTTGCCGTCGAATGTGCAAATACGGGCAATCAATGCGGCTGTAATCATCTCTTGCTTATCAATCTGATCTTGCGCGGTGACTATACCTGCAACGCGTCTTGCAGCTTGCATATCGCCTAGGGTAACTTCGCGCAATACAACCACCTCAACCGTTTTAGGGTCAAATGGTAGATTATTTGTTTTTTTACGTGTGATATTCATTTAATTACCATCCCAAATTAGTTTTGTAAGTATCAAGCACATCAACGCCATCAACTTTATAGATGTTGTTCATCACGTCGAACTCTAAATGTTCTGCGCCATCAATGGTTAGTTTGATGTAAGTCGCACTGTAATCAACGGCTAATTCCACGCCAGATTGCGGTTTGAATCCGCCTAAAGGAACGTTCTTAAAATTAGCCGTAACAATGCACACGTAAGGAACTTCTTGTGATACGCCTTGGGCAGTATGCGTTAGCAATGAGCCACGCAATTGCAGCTGAACCGTCTTGAGTGGGTTAAATAACTTGCTCATCACGTCTGGGTGAATGCTATTCCAAGTCATTTTCCCTTCTAGTTTTTCAAAACCGCTAAACACTTCCATCGCGCCCGCCATACCGAGCACGTTATGATCGGTTGTTTTAGATTTTAGTGTTGGCAATTCCATTTCTGAAATTCGACCAGCCAAGTTGTTACCGTCCATGTAGACGTTTGCCCCATAAAGGCTATTGATTTGTTGTGCCATGAGTTATGATTCCTTTGCCGAAAGGCTGTTAAGACTATTTCAGTCCTTTGTACAGGTTAATATCGATAAACGACTGGAAGCTAATGCGTTCTGCTGGTGTTGGTGGCAAGAACGTAATATCAAAGGTTAGGTGTCCTGCCGCCAATTCGGTATTGGGGTTTTTAGCTTTGTCGAATGTGCAAGAGCCGTCGATTAATGCACCACGTCCAACCAGTGTGCGCAAGAATGAATTAACCGTTTCGCGGATACTGTCCACTACCGCTTGGTTAATTGGGCTATCAATGAACTGCAACATCGCAAGCTCAATGCTTTCGTGGATGATGTCAGCCGTGCGGCGCACTGGTAAAAAGTTAGTTACCGCAGTGCTGCTTGGATAAGAAGCCGTGCGGTTGCCCCATAAACGCAACCCTGAACCAAAACTATTAAAAATTGAGGTAATGCCGTTGCTGTTTAACAAGTTTACTTGCGTGTTAGGGTCGTTTACTGCGGCGGTTAAGCTGGTTTCAACGCCAATAATGCCGCCAATCTCGTGATTAGATGGACTTACCCAATAACCTTCATCTTGGTCGGTAGAAGCGATTAAGCCAGCGACACGTGGTGACATGCCCTCAATTCGTGTTGAGTTTGTAACAGGGTCGTAAACTTTAACGCTTGGGTAAAGCAAATAAGCGCGTTCGCTACTGGTGTTAAAGTTGATTGTACCGCTTGCGCCGCGGCCAGCAATTACCTGTTCATAAGTGCATCCGATTGGCGCATCGATCAGCGCAATACCACGCTGCCCGTTCGCTTGGTTAATCATTTCGCTAGAAACGGCGGCAGATGTACAGTATCCAGGTGCGATAATAATTTTTGGTCGGAAGCCAAACAGTGTATAGCAATCTTGCGCAATCGCTAAACCAGACCGTTTACCCGATACTGCATCATATCCACCGATGATGTCAGCGGCTGTGACATTGGCAGGGTTGCCATTATGTTTAACATGGTCATAGACATTTACAACAACAACCAACCCTGCGCCTTGGTCAAAAATACCATCAAGCGCGTAAGGGATGGTAAAACCAGCGGTAAATGTGCCGAATTGAGACGCATCAACGTCTGACATTACCAAAGTTGGGGTGTTGATTGGACCAGTTGGTGCTGTACCAACCAATAAGATTACCGCACTCTTAACAACAGAGACAGGACGCGCTCCCGATGTGACTGGGATTGTTTCAACACCATGTAAATAACTTGCTGGCATTATGCTTGTGCTCCTTTCTTAGTTGATTTTTTTACTGGTGCTTGTGCTTCAACATCTGATGAATCTGTTTGTGTCTCGTTTTGTGCTTCAGCATTTGCCTCATCTGGTGCTTTTGCTGTTGCTTCGGCTGTTGCTTCTTCAGTTTTCGCCTCTTCATTATGAGCTTCAACAGGCGCATCGACAGGCGTTAAAAACCCTTTCGCTACCAGCGTTTGTACATAGTCACAATCTGGCAAATCAATCGTATTATTGGGCTGCATTTCATATTCATCACCGTTAATCGTTGCAAACTGAGGGTGAGTGCCTGTAAACAAATAGGTATTCATATTTATAGTCCTGTGATAGTGGGGGTTAATTTAATGGTAAAATGGTCGGCTATTGGTTCTGGCGCGAATGTCATTAAGCAGGTCGATACACTGATCGCGTACTTCCACCAGCCACTTTGTGCGTCAACAAAACGCTCTTCTTCTACAGCCAAAGGGTACATTGCACCAACGTTAGCACCTTGCAACGCTTGACGCGCCATATCGAGCAAAGTGTATGCATCGGTGTGTTTGTTCGCGTCTGGATACAGCAAAATCACACTTAATCGCACTTCGCGGATTTGATTTTGTCCGCATAATCCGCTTGGCTTGGCAAAACGAGAGCCTTGATATTGCACATAAAAGCCGCCTCTTGGCATCTTACTCACCAACACCGCATCATCACCGCTTGGCATCACTGCAATCGTTACTGTTGGCATCGCTGTTTTTAGTAAATTAACGATGTTTTGCTCTAGTGTTAGCATCTGGTTCATGAGCGTGCTGCCTTGTTGATAAATGCATTTATCGTCTCCGCAATGCTTTCACGATAAGAATCTGGCAATTTACCTTCTTCAGGCAAAATAGGACGCGCTGGAATGGTTACTTTTTTAGCATAAATGAAGCCACCGCTACCGCCTTTAAACTTTAAGGCTTTAGCACCGTAACGCTTACCGATACTGTTTGTGCCTGCATTGTTCGGCTTGGCTGTGATAACCATGCCTTTTTGATGAATAGGGGCATAGGCAACAGGCGTTCCAACGATTACCTTATCACCCTCTTCTTTTGCCACAAAGCTTGCCGATAACGTTCCTGAATCACGCAAAGGTTGCCCGTCTCTGAATGCTAGTTTTTTCCATGCGTTGCCGTATGGGTCTCGTCCATCCTTAAACTGATCGGCAATAACGCCTTCCACTAAATCGTTTCCGATAGTAAGTAACAGACTCTTGGCTGATAAAGCATTCTCTATCGATTTCAGCGCTCGCTCAAGCTTGCGAGAATTAACGGCAATATTCATCATAACGGTGTCCAGTCCTGCCCGATACTAGCAGGATTTAACGGTAAATAAGGGTCATGCTGCTGCTTAAACTTATCGGTGTTATAACGCAATGTACGCGGAGTGCTTGCCATGCTGGATGTTTGCGCTGTTGCCGTAACACCAAACTGATCAGGGTCAAAA